TTTAAACACTAAAGATGATGCTACATTATCTTCATTAACTACGGTTACACCATATTCATTTTTAGAAACTGCGGCAGAACCTGATACTTTTAGAATATTTTCTAAATCAGTATTTCTTTTTTCTTCCAATTTTAATGCAATTGCTTCTAATGATGTTAATGCCATTATTATACTATTTGAAATGTTAATTTATCATCAATTATAGTAGATATTTCACCATCAATTATTTTTAATTTTAATCTATATGTTCTATACAATGGTAGTGTATTTAAATCTAAAATAAAATAATTGGATGTATTATCACATGAAATTTTAGTATATTCTCCAAATGGATATATAACATCATCTGTTACATAATCTTCCAATTGATAATATGATGTTGTAGGTAAATATTTTGATTGGTCATATTCAAATGTTGTTGAAAATGACTTTAAAGGAAACATATCTCTACCTTTAATTCTAATTTTTATCTTACTATCTTTACTATATTCCGTTTTTAAATTGGTAATAATTACTTTATAATCATCTTGAGCAGAACCAGTAACTGGTAATAAACTGCCTGTTACAAATGATACATCATTCCAAACTACTTCTAATTTTGGCTCATATATAGTAGTAGTTTCTTTAGAAAAGAATTTCAATACACCATAATCTAATGCATTTTCTTCGTTTTCTAATCCATGATGTACAATAAATCCATTATTTGGTATAGAACCACTTAACCAGCTATTAACTATACCTGTCACATTAATTCTGATATCAGCATCTTCATAGTTATAAGATTGAGATGCTTGAGATGCAGTATACCACGTTCCCCCTTCCGCGTTTGCAGAACCAGTTGTTCCTGGCGTAAATACCGCAGTTCCTGCAGTAACATTATCTTGCCAAGTATCAACACCATTTCGGTATTTCCAACTTACACCATCCGATGTAATATTATCAAATTTAGTACCCGTTCCCATTGTCCAACTTTGCGAAACTGCGTTCGCGTGTATTGTATATTCTAAAGGAATTTCTTCTGCTTGAGAAGATTTTAGATTTAAATAAACAATAGAACCACTTGGGATTCCCATATTAGCTACATCAAATTTTATTAAGGTTCTAGCTATATCTTTAGCGGAACCATAATATAATTTACCAACCTCTAATATCTCATCTCTACCTGCATTTTGGTCTGGTTGTTGTAAGTAGATACTGGCATCGAACGATGATGTGAATAATTTATGCATATTATAAAGCTCTTCCTTTTATATCTTTGTTAGGGTATTTTACTTCGAAAATGCAAGGGTCTAAAGATGGATATACTATCTTACCTCGAGTTGCTTCATCGATGTTGTATTTATTTGGTGAATAATTTCCATCTCCACCACATAAATTTGATATCTTTACGGATGGTACACTCATTACTCCTTCCACGTTTGCAAGTATTAACTCTAATTCAGAAATGTTTATTGGTTTATTAAATGTCCAATTATCAATGTTAAAATAATCTTGCACTTTAACTAAACAATTGGTAACAACTTCTCTTTTATTGTAGTTTGAATAACATATTACATCAAAGTCAACACCTATATTTACAACAAATCCATCAATCATATTCACCGCATCTGTAATCATTCGATACTCTCCTAAATATGTTTTTAGGTTCTGTTTAACTGCCTGATTTATTGGAGTTAAATGTTTATTAACATCATACCCTAAAACATACATATTAATTGCAAATGGGTTATTTACTTCATTTAATGATGATTTTTTAGTTGAAAGATACTTAATCAATTCACCTTGGATGTCCGATTTACTCATACCTTTAAATCCATCTACTAAATTAGTAAATTCTGCAATAGATGCCGGACTAGATAAAATTGAAGCAGGTGAATTATTATCTATCTCTCCATCTTGAGATACATATACTTTCGCAACTGAACCATATCTTTCTGGTAGTGATAATGCCCTTACTATATAATCCTGTTTAGTTACTGCTCTGTTTTGTGAACCAAATGTTGCTAAAGCATTTTGTCTAATTTCTTCAATAGATTCGGCTCCTCTACCACCTATTGCAGGTTCTAAATTTTCTACTGCAATCGATGATTTAAATGAATTATACATTCCAACAATTCCAGTTGGTATGGCCAATAAATCATCATCAAATTCAATTTTTTGAATTTTCGTTAAATCACCAACATTCACATTTGATGCAATTCCACCACCTGTTAAATATTTTATAGTTAATACTTGTCCAGCAGGAGCTATACCAAATGTATTTGTTTTTAAAAAATTGGATGGGTCAATTCCTTGATTTAATCTATTAATAGAATTTGCCAAACCTAATCCTATATTTTTTGTATTAGGTAAAATTTGCTCATCTCTTAAATTAACATCACCACTACCAAATTGTATTTCGGTTGTATTATCTGAATTAATTTTTACAGAAAATCTACGAGGTACTTTTTGTACTTCTAAAATATATGGTACTGAACCAGAATAATATGATAATTCATTCACATTAGGTTGTTCTACAAATATACTTTCTTGAGCCAAATATGGAACTTCGTAATATTTGTTATTATTAGAATCTGCTATTGATACTATTTGTATAATGTTAGTTTCGGATAATTGGATAGTTGGATAATCCGTATCACTACCCAATGTAATACCAGTAGTATTTTCTCTAGCTGATATGGCTTTAATTTTTTTAGATACTAAATATTGAGTAGGAGTACCTGTTATAGCATCCCTTTCATATACTTCAATTGTCCTATCAGTTGGGTTTGCAAAATCAATTGCATCAGTTGTTATAAACGATACATTACTATTTGTGGATGATTGTACCTCAAATCCAGCTTTTATTTTAAAGTAGAATCTAGAATCAGCTTCATAATTTGTACCACTGTTATTTTGTGCATTATACACCGATGGTATTAATTGATAAACGGTTAATGTAGTTATAGCAGGTGAAGTTACTTTGGGCTTATACCCCATAGATTGTGCCAATGATACCACATTTTTACGTTCCGTAGCGTGTGATAACATTGATTCTTTTAATTGAGTATCTTGGTAAAATGAAAGAACATCTCCAATTGCTGCAGCTTGTTCAATAAACACCATACCAGGTGATGCTTCATTAAAATCTGAATATGTATTTGGGAAATAGGTTTTAGTAAAATCTATCAAATTTTGCTTAAACGTAGCAAAATCTTTACCAATGTAATTGATGTTTTTTGTATCACTACCCCAACTTGTATTTGATGGATTAATTGCCATTACTAATTATTTATATTTATTTGTACTGATTCTGTTAAATTTGGATTTGATGCTAACGCAAATTGAATGTCTAACGATATTCTGTTTGTATCAATATCATTATCATCGTAATCAAATACTATTGAAGTTAAACTTAAATATGGTAACCAAGTATCAACTGCATCTACAATAGATGTTTCAATTCTTGATTCAATTGTAGCACCATCCATCTGTTCAAATAACACCAACCAAACATCACACCCAAATTCAGGATTCATTAATCTTTCTCCCTTTTTTGTTAGTATTAGGTTTTTTAAATTATCTTTTGCTTGAGTTAGAGTAGTGTAGTTTGTAGAAAATACGCCATTAGAATTTGAAGATTTATTTATCCCAATTCCTAATATTTTATAATCATTTTCCGCTAAATCTGCTACTTTTACGTTACCTAACTCTATTGCCATTATTTAAATCGTTTTACTAATTCTGAATAATCTCTTGTTAATGCTTTTATTGTAGCATCCTGTAATCCATCACCAGTTGATTCCAATTGTTGTGGAATGTTTTGAGGAATATTTGATTCTCTAAAATCCATAGTTTCCCAATCACTTTCATCAACCCTTAATTCTGGTTTAATCATATCTAATACACTTCCAACTGATTGGGCTCCCTCTTTACGTTGCTCTGCTGAAAATGGTTGAGTCATATTAAGAATCTCATTAATCATCGGGTCTTTGGAAAATTCCTTTTTGATTTGAGGTTTTGGTTGAGGTTGCACTACTTTTCTACTTTGTTGTAACGCGGAAGTTGCAGCCTCAAATGGGTCTACCGATTTAATTGCTTCCTTTAGAGTAGGAGCGGTTGATTTTTTTGGTAAATTTAAAGTAACCGCACCAGATTTGATAAGTTTAGCAACTTCTTCTTTCACTTGTGCTTTTACTTCATTCTTAACCACTTCTTTAATTAGTGATAATAAAATGTCTGATTTCATAAAAATTATTGTTCTATTTGTTAATAAATATAATAAGTTAAAATTTACACCGATTTATCTTGAGGCAAGTAGTGTAGATGATTCTATTAATTCGGCTTCATCACCATATATTATAGATTTTATAGCTGCTGCAATTTCTGGTTCCTGTGTTTGTTCTCCCTCTATAAATCCTTTAGCTATAGCTGCTCCAACTGCAGAAACTACGTCATTTTGATTTTCAGTTTGAGTTATTTCACTAGAAACACCGACTAACGCATCTACACCAACTATTGCTATACCACCCGCAAGTGATACCATATCCTTAAAATCTAAAGAACTCAATGGACTTCCACTAAATGGTTTAACAAAATAACCCGCCCAAGGTAATACTCCAGGTGCAGGCGGTGCTGGTGGGGGATATGTGCAATTACAGGTAAATAATCCACCTACAGTTAGCAAATGTACTGATGCGGATATTATAAAATTTAATAAAAATGGAGAAATACTTGCCATTGGTGGTACAACAATTGGTGTCCATATTCCAGGAGATAAATTCAATCCAACATTTGTTGTTAAATTTGCAACTGCACCAATACATGGTATATTTGGGACGGGTATTTTAGCTGATGTAGCCCCCAACCAATATGCCTGAATTGCTGGTCCGATATCCCTTAATAAATCTCCTGTTTTACTTAATGTGGTTGTATTTAAAATTAAAAGTAAAGTTGCTTCCATTAATGAGGTATTTCCTTCAAATGGAACACCTCCTATCAATGTTTTACCACCTCTTATAGCTTTATCATATTCTTCGGTTAAAGATTGAGCAAACGAGTAATTGTTTGCTATATTTGCCAAATCTTGTTCAGGAAAAAAATCTCCAATAACACCAGTATCTCCCAATACAGAAGTACCTCCCACAACTGAAGCTCCTACTCCTGCTATTTTAGATTTAGCAACATTTTCTGCCATTTCTAATGACATATTTAAATAAAAATCCGTCCAACTATTTGAAATTCCTCCCTTAAAAAGTTGTTTCGCTGCATTTAAATTTATAGCCATTAGGTTTTACTTAAATAATTATTAGCAGATAATATAGTTTTTAATTGGTTGTTTATTGATTGAAATGTAGCTGCGTTTTCAGGACCCAATTTACTAGGACCAGATGGGGTTAGATAATTTTGATTTAAAATTGCAAGTATCAAATCTTGTAATATTGCAACCAACTCTCCACCTAATACCATTTGTTGTACATCTGCTCCATCTTGTCCAATACCTGTATTCTTTCCTAAAAATATTTTACCACTATCTGAATTAAGGAATATTTGATTAGAACCTTTTGAGTGTATTGTTATATTTTTATTGTTGTGAACATATACTTCTTTTTCTGCATCAATTGTAAAATTACCATCAGTTAATATACCCGTATTTCCTTTACCAAATATAATAAATTCACTTGCTTTTGAAGAAAGAATTATTCTATCAGAATTTATAAATAATTGGTCACCCTTTAAAGAATCGGATGATGGATATTCTTTGAATGCAGTTTTAGTTTTGACTACGGTTTCTTTAAATGGTACTTTAACTTTACCGGAAGTTATATAAATCGATGTACCATCTTTATTAATATCCTCATCTACTAATTCACCTATTTTTTTTGAATCTAATTCTGGATTCTGTTTATTACGAATAAAAATAGATGGAGATGATGTTTTACTATCTTCAGTTAAAAAAAACTCACTAAAACGAATTGTATTACCAACTCTACCACTTATAATAGTATCACCGTTTGATGGTTTTAAAAATTTAATTTTTTCATTTACTACATATTCGTTTTTATCTTTAGTTTTAGTTTTTGCATTTGTTTTACCACCAGTAGCGGCAGTATTAGCCATAGAACCACCACCCTGTTTTCCAGCAGGCACTTCTACATCTTCCTCTAACGTAGCATAATAAGTTGTATAATCTCTCCTATAATTTGAGTAAGGAGTGGTTGTATATGGTAAATAAAACGATTGATTATGTAGTTTTACTATAACTACTGTTTCACCTTTAATTGGAAATGTAAAATTATTTTTATCAAATGGAAATGCGTAATCATCTACTTTAATACTACTTTCTTTTCGATAAGTGATAGCACCATACATCCTAGCATCTTTATCCGAAAATGTTTTATTATCGTTGTATACTGGAATAGCATCAAGTCCTGCTTCACCTGGTTCTTTGGTTAACAATTCAGTTGTTGTACCGTATACATTATCTACGGTTGCTAAAAATCCAAATATATTACTTTGAGTATCTGCCATTATATTTTAGTTTTTATCTCTTCGATTTCAACTTGAATATCTAATAACTTTTCATCTGATTTTTTTTCTACTTCATTTATAGTATCTTCTAATTCGT